TCCTGTGTAGTAATTATATCGTTCTAATCTTACTCTATTATGCGTTTCTCTTGCTCTCTCACGGAGTAGTGTAATGGTATTGTATAGAGTGTAATACTTAGAATGGAGTTGAGGAATTTTTAAAGATTCATCATGTAAGTTGTCAGGATCAATGGCAGAATCTTTCTGCCACATCTCCTGAATTTCATCAAGATTCATAGGGGTGTTCTACCGTCTGGTGCTACTATATCATATAGAGTATACTTGAAAGTGACCTCTGCTGTAAAGTAGTTGATATCCGTATCAGATGCTTCAAACTCCAAGGAAGTCAGATAAACTGGAAACAAATCTCTAAACTTTACAATAGCAACATCTCTAAAATTGCTGTTCAAGATGTGTAAACTGCCATCACTGAACTGCTCATTCAAATCTCTTATACTATTATCATTGGTTGTTAAATCTTTGAAATCCTGTGTTGAATCTGGATATCCAAGTCCAGTCATCCAGTTATGGATTTTCATATAGTTAACAAGACCTTCATCAACCATAAACCTTAGGGAAAAATCTCCATAAGATAACTTATCTCCAGGAATATCAACATCCTTCAGATATGATGGTTGAGTTGCTGTTCCTAAACTAATCTCAGGAATCCTAGCAGAGTTTGAGAAAAAATCAACTTTTGGTTCTTTTGCCAGACTAAATTTGAAACCGACTGGTGATAAAAAGTTTCTATTTCCAATCTGCTTATTGAATGCGGATGCCATAGTTATTACTCACTTACAACGACTGCATTTCTTATTGAAACTGCATTTTGTGCTTCTTCTTCAGTAGAAAATACTTGTCTATCTGAAAAAAGAAATGACCATCTATTGTTACCGATATAATATGCCACTGTTTTAGATGGATCTACCAGTGCAATAGCACTTGATTTTTGGACGTGGTAGGGCATTTTTATTATTATTTAGATAAAAAAAGAGGGTCCGCGGACCCTCTCGTATAACCTTGTGAACAATGGATCACATCAAGTTCAGAACACGTACTCTTCTGTAGTAACGGTTGGATGCTGCGGTGATACGACCCAGACCTTGGTTGGAAACATTTCCTTCTGCATAAGGGTTGGAGACCAGACCATAACGGGTCTTGAATCCGATCTTAGGCTGGAAGGTGTTCTCACCAACGGCACGAACCATCTGAAGAGGAACGTATGGGCAGTAGAACAGACCTGCGTCATAAGGTGAAGAACCCTTATAACCAGCAACGTAGTACTGAGCACCATTGCCTGCAGAACCAACGTTTGCAGAATATGGGTCGATGTAGACTCTGTACTTACCAGCAAGGACACCTGCGAAGGTGTTACCGGTGTCATCAACGTTCAGGTTTGCGTTGAGTGCAGGGGTGTAATCGAGAACTCCTGCCATGGTCAGTGCGGAGGCAACGTCTGCAGAGCAGAGGATCATGTTGCCCTTCCCTCTACGAGTTCTTTGTGCGATTGCGTTCGCATCTCTCTCGATTTGGAAAATCAGACCCTTGAACTTCTCAACACTCCAACGTCCGTTAGAGTCAACGTCGAGGTCGAAAGTACCTGCATTAGCAACGTTAGACTGTGCACCAGCTTCTGCTGCCTTATAGATGGTTCTGATGACTTCACGGTTGATCTCAGCAAGAATCTCTGTGGAGAGAATGTTTGCGAGTTCTGCCTCAGCATTGAGACCGTGGATTGCCTTCAGATCCTGTGCGAGTTCTAAGGAGTACTCTGCCTTCAGTGCTCTTGACTTAGCAGTAACGGTGACCTTCTCGATCGAGAATGCCATCTGGTTGAAGTCATTACCTGCTTCACCCAGACCTTCGGCAGTCTCGGTGTTCATGCCACGACCGACTGAGTAAGCAGTCTCGTTAGCATTAGGATCGAGAATACCAGGGTTGTCTCCTCTCTGAGTGTCCGTACCGAAACCAACGGATGCTCCAGCAGAACCAGCAACGTAAGGATTACCCAGTGCGTTGTTAGTGCCGATTCCGGAGAATGCGGTATTTGCTTCGTCGAACAGTGCTTCGGTTCCGCTCTGGTTGGTGTAGCGGGAACGCATTGCGAAGATCAGTCCAGTAGGACCATTCATTGGTTGAACACCAGCCAGGTCATATGCGACCAGGTTAGGCATTGCACGTCTGATCAGGGAGATCAGAACAGGGTCGAAACCTGCGGTAGGACCACCGGCAGCAGCATCGGCAGAGAAACCTGCGGTTGCGCCCGATGAACCGGTTGCGTTAGTTGGTGCTTCGTACAGGAACTCACGCTCCTCACGAAGTGCTCTTTCTTGGTTCTCCAGGAGAACTGCGGTAACCATTCTACGATGGGAATCTTTGATTCCTCCCTCGTGATTCAGAATAGGTGCCCACTTCTCCTGCAGGTATTCAGCATTGAAACCTTGCATTTGAATTTTACCTCTTAAAAGTTTTAGTTTGACTTATAATTTAAAAATCACTTTTTAGAAACTCTAGTCAGAGTTGTGAGATATGATTCCATAAGAGGTGATGCAGAAGTCGTTGCTTCAACATCAGAACTTTCGGAAATATTCTCTGACTGGTCTCTTTGAGCTCCGGCATTCTCTGGGAAGTAAGACTTACGCAGAGTTACCAGTTTCTCACGATAGTTCTCTTCACTATCAAACTCAACATTTTCGGCAAGAGAAGCGAGTTTGTCCTTCTGTGAAAGTGCCAGACCTTCGCAGACCTCGGAGAAGATTGCTTCAGCAACCGACTCGGCTAATCTTTGATTGAGAGCAATATTTGACTTAATTTGCTCGTTGAGTTTATCTTCCATCTCATCAAGTTTTTCTACCATACTATTGAGTACATCATATTTTTCTTCAGGGATAGTTACATAATGTTCTTCAAAAAGACTTCTCATTCCGGTAAGGAATGATTCGGTCATTTCAGTCTTGAGTCCTTGTTCTACTGCGAGTTGATTTTCGGTCATCCACTCTTCAGCAACATACTCAAGATATGCATCAACTCTATCGGTCAGTTCTTCCTTAATGATAGAAACTTCCTCTTCAAGAGTTGCTTCATATTGTGCCTTCAGTTCTTCTTGAACTTCGGCAACCTTTGCCTTGATAGCAGTTTCAAAAATGGTACGTGCCTTTTCTTGGAATTCTTCGGAGAGTTCTTCACCAGCAAGCAGTGCTTCAACATCTTCTTCGATGCTGTATTCTGCTTTGATTGACTCCTCTTCTTCGGCAACCACTTCCTCTTCAGTAGTCTCTTCTTCAGAAACTACCTCATCAGTGATTTCCTCTTCCTCTTCGACAACTTCTCCTTCAACCTCTTCCTCTTCCTTCATACCCTTAGGCATGGCTTCAGCAGGTTTGGCACCTCTATTCACAATGTCCTTGACAGTTGCGATTGAAGGTTCCTTGAGTTTGGCAGAGTTGTCATCTGCTTTATAGTTTTCTGGGGTTGGGCCACCGAGATCCTCTACAGAAGGCTGTCCTGGAGTTGAATGGGACAGTTTTTGCATTGGTTCAGCTGCAGCAGCACCTTTGGTTACTACGTTTTCCATTTCTTGTAAATTGCTACCAACGGACATTTGATTAGATATTTTTGTATTAATCTATATTTATTTATAAATTAAAGATTTGATAGAAAATCATTCCATAACTGGAGTTTATGTTCTTCAAGTCTTCTTTGATCAACAAGGGTGTTAATTCTTCTTTGAGTCTTTTCTGCGAGTTGTTCACGAAGAATTCCTCCTTCCCAAACCCACTCTTTTCCTTCCATAATTCCCGAAACAAAAGCATCAGGAGCAGAAGGATCGGCAACGATATCAGCAGCGGTTGCTAACATAAAATCTTCACCAACAATTTTATGACCTTCATTCGTAGTTCTTAGTGAACCAACACCACGAGAAGAAACTCCGAGCATAACACCTTCATCAATGAGAGATTTTGCAATCTTACCCATTGGAGTGTCGAGGATTTGTGCCTTTCCTCTAAAGTTTGTTCCCTCTTTCGTGAGAGAAACAATCTTATGAGAAACACGATCAAGGTTTACGGTAGGTCCATCAGGGTGACCAAGTTCACCTAAAGCACGTCCTTTTGAAATAAAGTTTTCATTGTATCTACCAACCTCTTTTTCAAGAGTGCTCATAGGATACATTCTGCCGTTACGGTTTTTGATATCACCTTGAAGGAAAACTCCTTCAATGTACATCTTTTTACGAGCACCTTTGCCTTCTACGACAAATTCTACTTTTGAAATTTCTTCCGTGATAAGTTTCATTTGTTTATCCAGTAAATCCTACTTTTGCTGCTCTTACTGTAACTACAGATGCCCAAATTAAATCGGCACCGGACTTTTCAAAAAATTCAACAGAGTCACTTGGAACAGATACTGTTGCAGTGTTTGCATATCCTGTAGTTGTACTCTTTGCAATACTTACTGTTGCAGTAGTACCAGCACCATTATGAACTCTAACTACAGTTGCGTTTGATATAGTAAGACCACCTGCTAAATTAGTTCCAAGTGCTACTTCATCACCAATCAATAAAGTTCTTGTCATTATTCTTGATCCTCCGATTGTTGTTCATCACCAAACATGGATGCACCAACTGTTGGACGAATATTATTGATACGTTCTGATGCTTTTGCATACAAAACATCTTTGATTTTGTCACTAATATCAGATGCTGAAGAATCAGATCCGATCAAATTTACAATTTCTTCCATGAAAATTTAATATATCTATATTTTCTATTTATATCTCGGCAGCTTTTCCATCAGCATCCGCAATTCCACCATTTACTTCTGGTTCCATCGGAACATCTCCCAACATTCCCTGCTCACCTTCTGTTGGTAACGGTTCTCCTGTGATTGGATCTACGGAATTTGGATCTGGAATGATACCATCTTTGATTTCCTGTTCAATTTGCTCATCCATTTCAATGATTTCTCCATCAGTTTGACGAAGAACTTTTTTACGAACCCATTCGGTTGAATAGTACTTGCCGATATAAGGTTCAATAGTTGCAAGAATTCCAAGTCTCTCATTCAACATTTCAGTTTCTTTCAGTTCTGCAAACTGATTATCATATAAGAAATCATATTGAATATGATCACTAATTTTTTCCCAATCTTCTGGGCTTACAATATTTTTAAGAATCAATTGAGTCTTCAGCATATCACTGAACAACTGTGCAAATCTTTTTCTTAAACGTCCAACAAACTTGGCAAACTTGAGTTCGTCTCTCAAAATCTCAGAAGAACGTCCAAGATTGAAACCACCATCGGCAGCAATCCTTGACTCGGGAACACCCAATGATCTGTACAGTTTCTTTTGGAAATACTCAATATCAGAAAGTTCTCCAAGATTTTGTCCACCAGGAAGAGTTGTGATCTCTGTTCCACGACCACCTTCTCTTCTTGGAAGCCAGAAGTCTTCCATCATCGACATAAATTTGCGATCATCACGAACTTCTCCTGTGTTTGCATCGTACACAAGTTTGTTGCGATAACGCATCATAACATCACGAAGATATTGTTCTGCCTTAATCTTAGGCAGATTGCCGACATCGATATAAAATATTCTACGTTCTGGTGCTCTCGATAATCTATAGATAACAAGAGAGT